GTTTATTACGCTGGTGGCGGTGGTGGTGGTCAAGCATGGGGAAATGGAGTTGGTTCAGGCGGTAATGGTGGAGGCGGTGCAGGAGGTTCTGGAAATGGAAATGCTGGCACAGCAAACACAGGTGGCGGTGGTGGCGGTGCTGGTTGTCCTGCTGGTACTGCAGTTACTTATTCTGGAGGTAATGGCGGTTCTGGAATAGTTATTATTTCTTATGCTGGTTCACAAAGAGGAACTGGTGGAACTGTAACAACTGCTGCTGGCTACACAATTCACACATTTACAACTAGCAGTACATATACGGCATAAGGATAAGTCATGTCACAATTAGTCTTTCAAGCAAACGCAGGCGGTACGATTACCTTAACAGGTGCTAATACAGCAAGCACAATCAATTTAACTGTTCCTGCTACGAATGGAACACTTTTAATACAAGATTCTTCTAATAACCTAACTGTTACTAATTTAACAGTTACAGGAACGCCTACATTGAGCGGCACAGGTCAATTACAAATTCCTAAAGGCAATACATCACAAAGAACTGCAAGCCCTACAACAGGCGTATTTCGCTTTAATACTGATGGCGGTGGTTTTTATGAAGGTTATCAAGCTGGTAATTGGGTCAAATTTACAACCGTAAGCGAATCAAACTACACAGCTACTTATTTAGTGGTGGCTGGCGGTGGTGGTGGTGGTAACTGCTCTAGCTTTGGCTATCGTGGAGGTGGTGGTGGCGGTGCTGGTGGTCTATTAACAGGCTCATTAACATTCTTGCCATCTACTGTTTATTCTATTGTCGTAGGTGCTGGAGGTGCTTCAGCAACAGCAGGAAACAATAGCTCTATTACAGGCAACGTCACATCATTAGGTGGTGGTTATGGTGGTGGTCAATCTGGTAGCGGATTGGGTGGATCAGGCGGTTCAGGTGGTGGCGGTGAAGGTTCTACAGGCAATAGCGGTGGAGCTGGAACTAGCGGACAAGGCTTCAATGGTGGTTCAGGCGCAGGGTCAGCACAATGTGGCGGTGGTGGCGGTGGCGCAAGCGCAGTAGGCGCAGACACAACATCTAGCACAGGCGGTAACGGGGGTGTTGGTACAGCTTCTTCTATTACAGGCTCAAGCGTAACGTATGCTGGCGGTGGTGGCGGTGGAGCATCAAACGTAGGCGGTTTTAACCCTGGTTCAGGTGGTACAGGCGGTGGAGGTAATGGCGGTACTGCTGGTACACAAAACACACCAGGTACAGGCGCAACAGCAGCTACATCAGGATCTACTAATACTGGCGGTGGCGGTGGTGGCGATACAGCCCTTGTTTATAACGGTGGCGCAACACAAACTAGCTTTGGAGCTGGTTCAGGTGGCTCTGGAGTCGTTATTATTTCTGTACCTACAGCTAACTACACAGGCACAGTAACAGGCTCACCTACCGTTACTACAAGCGGTTCTAACACTATTATGAAGTTCACATCTAGCGGAACATATACAGCATGACAATTTATCAATGGAAAATTAGCGAGATTACTGCTGAAGAAGGCATTATTATTCATGCTAAATATCACGTCACAGCTACAGATGAGGATGTCAGCGTTGAAACTGAGGGTAATTGGTGGTTCTCAGATAAGATCGTTAAAAAGGCTTTTGACCAAGTGCAAGAGCAAGATATTGCCCAATGGATAGAAAAAGAGTCTATTCAAGATGGCGTAAGCACGATAAAATCAGGATTAGATAAACAAATTGCAAGCCTAAAAAACAGCAATAAGTCTTATTTACCTTGGAATCCACCTGTCTTTAAACCAACTATTTGAGTAAAACATGGCAAAACCCATAGACATTATCAGTAGAGCGTTAAAAGACATCGGTGCGCTAGAGGCAGGGGAAACCCCAACTCCTGAAGCTGCTCAAGATGCTTTTGATATGCTTAACGACTTGTTAGATCAATGGTCTAACGAGGACATGATGGTATTTTATAAGTCTGAGATTGTATTTCCGATTGTTGCAGGGCAAACACAATATACGATTGGCCCAGGCGGTAACATCAACGCAAGCATCACAGGATCAATTTCAGGAAATATTCTGACTGTAACTGGGATTAACTCAGGAGCCGTGGTATTAGGGCAAACCCTAAGTGGTACAGGCATTACACCTGGCACTACCATTACAGGCTTTTTAACAGGAGCAGGCAATAATGTTAATGAAGCAGGAACTTATAAGGTTAACTTTTCACAAACTGTTGCCTCTACTACTATTACTTTATATTATCAGCGCCCATTATCAATCTATTCTTCATTTGTTCGCATTAACACCAATTCAAATGGCGTACCTATCGTAAATGGTGGTTTGGATTACCCTGTATCCATTCTGAACGTAGAAGATTACGAAATGATTGGTTTAAAGACGTTAAATGGCCCTTGGCCTAAAGCGTTGTATTACCAGCCATCCGAAGTATTAGGTAACATTTATGTATGGCCTAATCCAGCCCAAGGTGAAATGCACATGTTTGCAGACACCGTATTTACCACGTTCTTAACTTTGACTGACGATATTCCGTTACCACAAGGTTATAACATGGCAATGCGCTGGTGTTTGGCTGAACGCCTAATGCCGATGTATGGCAAAGCTTCACAAACTCAAATCTCAATGATTGCTGCTTATGCTGCACAAGCTAAAGCAACGATTAAACGCACTAATATGCGCCCTGTTCAATCTGCTCGTTTTGCTGATGCTATGTTGTCAAGCAGGCAAAAGGACGCAGGCTGGATCTTGAGCGGGGGGTTCTTTAGATAATGGCAGACTTTGGCTTTGTAGGCGCATCGTATACAGCACCATCTATTTACCAAGATGCACAAGAGTGTATCAATTGGAGGCCTGAAGTTGATCCTACAAAGGGTCAAGGCGAACGTGGTGTTGTAGCGCTTTATCCTACGCCAGGTTTAACTTTGCAAGCTGTATTGCCTGCACAAGCAGCCGTAAGAGGATTGCGTACTATTTCTGGTGGCAGTCAATTAATAGCGGTTTGTGGCCCTTATGTTTATTCTTTAAACTCTGCCTTAAAACCATCCGTAATTGGTCAATTGCAAACCAGCACAGGCCCTGTAAGTCTTACTGACAATGGTGTATATGTATACATTGTAGATGGCGCAAATCGTTATTCTTACAAAATTGGTACGCCTGCAACTGCAAACTTTCAAGGCTCAATTAGTGGTACAACGCTAAATATTACACAGTTAAGCCAAGGCACAGTCGCAGTAGGTCAGCAAGTATTTGGTCTAGGAGTATTGCCTGAAACAGTTATTACAGGTGGTAGTGGATTTAGCTGGACAGTAAACTTATCTCAAACAGTTACAAGCACAGCAATAAATTCTAGTGCTGCTGGCGCTATTTTTACAGGCTCAATTGCTTATACAGGCTCTGGAAGCACATTAGTAACCACTTTAACTGTCAGCGCAGTAAGCTCTGGCACGTTATATGTAGGGCAGACTATTCAAGGCGTAGGTGTTACTGCTAATAGCATTATTACTGCATTAGGCACAGGCACAGGCGGCATAGGTACTTATACATTAAACCCTGTAGCTCAGACTGTTAGCTCAGAAACAATGTATGCGCTTAATTTTGCTACTTTGCCTACAACGGATGGCGCTTTTACAGGCGCAAATATTGTAGACATTGTTGATAACTATTTTATCTATAACGATCCTAATACTCAACAATGGGCAGCATCAGGTGTTTTATCCCCTATTACCCAGCCGTTGAGCTTTGCCGCTAAGTTTACTGCCCCTGATAATCTTGTATCGTTGATTGCAGATCACGGTCAAGTCTATTTATTAGGTGAAAAATCTAGCGAAGTATGGGCAGATCAAGGAACATTTCCCTTTGCTTTCCAGCGTATTCCTGGCTCATCAAGTCAGCATGGTATTGCAGCAGCACAATCAGTAGCTAGAGTAGCTAATTCATTTGCCTATGTATCTCGTAATATTCGAGGTCAAGGTCAAATTATGATTATGAATGGCTATATGCCTACTCGTATTTCTACCCATGCCGTAGAAAATACCCTAGTTAATCAAAAGATTGATGATGCTATTGCTTATACATATCAGCTAGAAGGTCATGAAGTTTATGTAGTGACTTTCCCTACAATTGATATAACTTGGGCTTATGATGCAACCACTCAGTTATGGCATAAATGGTTATATGTTGATTCTAATAACGTCTACCATCGCCATCGATCTAATTGCGCTGCTGTATTTAATAATGTCGTAATCGTAGGAGATTATCAAAACGGTAATCTATATGAGTTAGATCCTGAAAACTATACCGATAATGGTGATGAAATACGCAGATTGCGTAGAGCGCCCCATATTCTGACTGATTTACAACGTCAGTATTTTGACGAATTACAGATTCAGTTTCAGCCTGGTGTAGGCATAAGTGGCTTTTCAATAGATCCTTATAACTATATTGGCACACCTTATACCATTGGTGCTAACGCTACTTTGACAATTCCTTACCCAGTAATTGATGTTTTAGGATCATCTGATAACGCTAATCCTACATTGACTAACCCACAAGCTATGCTTAGATGGTCAAACGATGGTGGTTCTACTTGGTCAAGAGAATACTGGCAAAGTCTTGGTCAACAAGGCAAGTATAAGAATCGTGCAATTTGGCGCAGATTGGGCACAGCCAGAGATCGTATCTATGAAGTCGTGGTCACAGATCCAGTTAAATGCGTAATCGTGTCTGCTAACTTAAAAGGTAGCGAGGGTGAAAATTAATGGCTAACGTAATCTTTGGCGCTGGCGAAGGCAATCCCTATCCGCAGACTGAGTTCTTAGATGAGGCTACAAAACGCCCTAGTCGCTCATGGCAGCAATATTTGCTTAATTTATTAAATTACACATCATCCACATCCGCAACAGCAGGATCAGGAACGCTACCAGCTAACCCTGTTGGCTTTATTAACGTAACAGTTAATGGTCAACCCTTTAAAGTGCCTTATTACAATGTCTAGTATTACTGAACTCGCTAAGAAAACGCTTGGCACATTTGAGGTCGATTTAGGCACAGTTCATCATTTTTCTGATGGCTTATACGCTAAAGAAATGCGTATTCCTAAAGGCTATACAGCTATGTCACACCAGCACCATTACAGTCATTTAAGCCTACTGGCTAAAGGTTCTGTGCTTGTGACTACAGATAATGACTCCAATAAATATGTTTCCCCTGCTTGTATTGAGATTAAAGCAGGCGTAAATCATGCAATTTTAGCGTTAGAGGACTGCGTTTGGTACTGTATTCATGCTACAAATGAAACAAATGCAGATAAAATAGATAAAATATTGATTAAAGAGGTATAAAATGCCAATCGGTTCAGTTTTAGCAGGAGCAGCTCTAGCTCCAGTTGTAGGCACTATAGTTGGCCAAGCCATAGGTGGCACGACTGCTGCTGGGGGTCAACAAGCAGGCGCAGGGCAACAAGTTGCTGGATTGCAGCAAGGCGCTCAGGCATTACAAACAGGCTTTCAAAACGCTGGGCCATATCTTACCAATGCTTACAATACTGCTAGTGGTTTATATTCACCTTATACAACAACAGGAACAGCGGCAACTACAAATTTAAGCGATTTAATTAATAGTGGTTACGCATCACATCAATTTACCACTCAAGATTTGCTTAATGGTCTTGCTCCTAATTATGACTTTTTAAAAGGTCAATTAACAGGTACTACTAATGCTGTTTCTAATGCAAGTGGCGGATTATTAAGTGGTAATGCTTTACAAGGTTTACAGTCAAATGTAGGAAATTTTGCTCAAAATGCTTATCAAAACGCATTTACTAATTATCAAAATCAAAGAAACAATATTTTTGGTAATTTACAAAATACAGCTAATATGGGATTAGGCGCTACAAACAAATTAGCTGACATAACTACTGGTTATGGCGGTTCAATGGCTAATCTCAATACTTCATTAGCTGGTGCATTAGCTGGAAACTATGGTCAACAAGGCACAGCATTAGGCGCAGGAACTGCTGGTGCAGCAAATACTATGGGTAATATGTACGGCAGCACAGGGACTTTACTAGGTGCTTTAGCTGGTAATTACTTTAATCAACCAAATAGCACAGATCAAGCAAATCAAACAATGTCAAATGTAAACATGGGACTATTGCCTGCTGTGTCAAGTTCTTACAAATCGTTGCCAGGTTTAGATACTAGCCTTACTCAATATTCTGGAGAATAATTATGGCTTTTGATGTTCAAGGATTTCAACAACCTAATTACCAAGTTAATCCTGTTGCTGGCAATAAATATGCTCCGCAAGATGGAATGACACAGCTTAGTAATTTGCTTGACTATCAAGAAAAGCAAGCATTATTACAGCCTAAAATTGAAGCTGGCAAAGCTGAAAGCAAAAAGAAAGTTTTAGAATCTGAAAAAGCTGGTGTTGATTTAAACCAACATTATGCCAATATTGCACGTGGAACTTATGGTGGATTGTTAACTGATCCTGATTTTGTTAATGGTAACAAAGAGGCCATTAAAAAGAAATTAGATCAAACTAAAGAATATTTGCATAGCATTGGTGTGCCAGAAATTAATGGTGGTAAAGCTCATAATGACATTATTAGTCTTGTAGACAAAGATCCTAATCAAGCTATACAAATGATTAGAAATGGTGTGCAACAAGCTGGTACAAATGCAGAACAGTTTGCACAAGCTAATCGTGCTCCAACTGCAGTTTCTACTGGTCAAGGTACACAATTTGTTCCTACATCACAATATCAAGGCGCACCTCAAAATCAATTTGTTCAAGGTCAAGTTGCTATTGGCACAGAATTGGTTGCTCAACCTGGAGATAATTCAGGTTTAGAACCTGGCACTAAATATTTACTTGGGCCACAAGGTCAAGTGCAGCCTACACAACAAAACATAGCTTCACAAGGCAATCAAGGAGTTACAACACAACAAATGACACAACCAAAAGCCGCTCCTTTGGTTTCTGGTTTAGGAGCGTCAACAACTGCAAATTTATTGGCAGGCACAGAATTAATTAATAAAACAAGAGCTGCAGCCACTAATGTTCCACAAATTCAATTTAATTCTAATCAAATTATTAAATTGGCAAAAACTGCTGATGTTGGTCAAGGTGCAGGAATTGTTGCTACATTAAAAGGTCAAGGCGTATTTGCTCCAAATATGGATTGGACAGGAAGTGCAACTGATTACAATCAATTAGGTCATTATTTAGCACAACAAACTGTTACTTTAGCAAACAATCCTGCTTTAGCTGGAACAGATGCAGGCAGAGCTTTAGCGGCACAAACTGCTGGGACTACAAATTGGACTAAAAATGCTATTCAAAATACATCTCGTACAAATCGTTCTTTAGGCGAATTAACTGCTTTATTCAATAAAGGTTTGGCAAAATCGCAAGAAATTA